GAGCCTCTGCCGGTGATTGCCAGCCCAGCGTTTTCCGAGGACGCGTGTTCAGCGCATGGGCAACGGCGCTCAGCTCTTCGGCGCCATGCTTGCTGAGATCCGTTCCTTTGGGGAAGTATTGGCGTAGCAGACCGTTGGTGTTCTCGTTGCTGCCGCGTTGCCAAGGGCTCTGAGGGTCGCAGAAGTAGATCTCGAGACCGGTATCGATCCGCAACTGCGCATGTTGGGCCATCTCGGCCCCCTGGTCCCAAGTCAACGAGCGACGCAAGTGGGCAGGCAGGCTGCCGATCGTCCCTGCGATGGCATCCCGAACAGCCTCAGCGCCGTGGCCGGCAAGGGCTGGCCCATTCTTGACAGACTTGCCAGTCCCGTGCCCTTCCATGCGCGGCAAGTGCAGGAGCATGGTGAAGCGGGTCGTGCGTTCGACCAGCGTGCCGATCGCCGAGCTGCCGAGACCGAGAATGAGGTCGCCTTCCCAATGACCGGGAATAGCTCTGTCGCCGATCTCCGCCGGGCGGTCGCTGATCATCAACGCGTCGGTAATGAAGGCCTTGCCGCGGCTCCGGGCACGTGCGCGGGGCAACCTGAGTGCGCGGCCGGAGCGGAGACAGGCTGAGAGCTCTCGCCTCAGCGCCCCGCGTCCTTGAATGTATAGCGCCTGGTAGATGGCCTCGTGGCTGATGCGCATTGTCGGATCCTCGGGGAAGTCCACCTTCAAGCGCTGTGCGATCTGCTCCGGGCTCCAGGCAGATGACCAGCGTCGACTTTGCCGGTGAACAGCCCGCCGACCTTTCCATACCACGACAGGACCGTCGAAGGCGATGCCGTCCGGCGTGGCAATGAGGCTGGACAGCCGGTCCTGCACGTAGTCCCGCAGGGCGAAATTGACCGCGAGCTTGCCGGCCTTTGGACGTGTGGCCGCACGATCTGCGTGCCACTGCGCGGCAATGGCTCGATAGTCGAACTCTCCGCCGCGTGTCGCCGAGTTGCGCCTGATCTCACGAGAAATCGCGCTCGGGGATCGGCCCAGCTTGCGCGCGATCGCCCGCACACCGGTACCCCGGGCGCATTCGAGGGCTATCTCCTCGCGTTCCGCGAAGGACAGGCTACGGCTCTTCAGCAAAGGGGCCGATGGCGCGAGATGTGTGGGAGGCATTCCGCCAGAACTCCGAAACCATCGGGTTCCGACCGGAGCTGAAACACCCGCTGCAACAGCGGCTTCCTCGCTGGACAGCCCCGCTGCGATCTCCTGCCAGAACCGGCACAGATTCTCACGCTGCCAGACTGGTGGTCGACCTGGCGAGAATAATTTGCGTCGCGTCGAGCGCTCTGACTTCCGTCTTCCTGTCGTCATCAACACCTCCAAGATCAGGGTGTTGCGACGACCGGTTGAATCCACCCTGCGACCCTTGATCTGTGTTCATGATCTCGGGCGGGCCGAACTTGTGGATCACCTCGTTCAGCGCTTCGACGCAAAAGTCAGCCTCCAGCGTGTTCGATATCCGCCAGGCCAGCACCTTCCGGGTATACCAGTCCATGATGACGACCAGGTAGAGGAAGCCCCTGCGCATCGGCAGATAGGTGATGTCGGCGCACCAGACCTGATTGGGCCGTTCGACTCGCAGTCCACCCAACAGATAGGGGTAGGTCTTGTGCCCCTTTGCGGGCCTGCTGGTGTCGGGCTTCTGGTAGATCGGCATCAGGCGCATCAACCGCATCAGTCGCCGGATGCGCTTGATCGAGGAAGATGAGTCCGAGCCGCGCCTGCGCCTCATTCCTGCGGAAATGGTGGACGAGTCCATGACCCGCGAACTGTCGGGCGGCGGCTACATCGTCGCCGAGATCGAGTTTGATGCCCGCGGTCGCCGGGTCGCCTACCATGTGCTGCCCCATCGCCCGACCGATCACTTCCCGACCGCCACGCAGCCCGTCCGCATTCCGGCGGGCGACATGCTGCACCTCATGCGGCCCCTCGGCCCGGGACAGGTGCGCGGCGTGTCGTGGCTGGCCCCGGTCCTTCTGACCGCGAATGAACTCGACTAACTGACCGACGCCATGCGTGTCTCCCAGAAGATCGCGGCCATGTTCGCGGGCTTCATCGTGGACCAGAACAACCTCGGCGGGCCGGGGGGCTTTGCCGAGGAAGACGGGGACGTGTCCCTCGAACCCGGCACGATCCGGCGTCTTGCCGCGGGCGAGGATATTCGCTTCGCGACCCCCGATCAGGCGTCGGACGGCGTGGCCTTCGCCCGCCTGACCCTCGGCCAGATCGCGGCGGGCCTCGGCGTCCCGCAACACCTTCTGGACGGCGACCTGTCGTCTGCGAACTATTCCAGCCTGCGCACCGGGCTTCTGCCCTTCCGCCAGAAGATCGAACAATTCCAATACCACTGCATCGTTCCGCAGGTGCTGACGCCCCTCTGGCGCCGCGTGGTGACGCGCCTCTACCTCGCAGGGGAGATTGAAGACCTCGCGCCCGCGCTCAAGGTCGAATGGCTGCCCCCGCGCCCGATGCAGGTGGACCCCGAGAAAGACACGCGCGCCCTGGTGGCGCAGATCGAGGCCGGGCTTACCAGCCGCCGCCAAGCGGTCGCATCGCTTGGCTAGAACGTAGCCGAACTCGACGCGGAGATCGCGGCAGACCGCGGCAGACCGCGAACGCGCCGCCGCCCTCGGCCTGACCTTTGGAGCCTCGACCAATGCCGATTGATCTAAACATGGCCCGCTATGACGGGAAGTCCTACGGCCCGCCCGCAGACCTCTTTGACGACACCGTAGCCGAGACGCTGGACACCTTCGCCGGCGGGGAATCCCACGTCCGGGCGGCCCGCATGGCCCCTGCCACATGGGACGCTGAGGCACTGACCGTCGAAGCGGTCGCCGCGACCGATACCCCGGTGGCCCGGCGGGACACGCGCGGGTCGTTTCTCGAAATCCTCGACATGGCGAAACTCGACCTGTCCGCCGCCCGCGACGTACCGGTCCTGGACTCGCACACCGGCAGCCGCAGCCGCGACGTTGTGGGCATCGTTTAGTCGCTAAGGATCGAAAGCAACCGGCTGATCGCCAAGTTACGCCTCAGCGCGGCTGACGATGCTGTGGCTGTGGTGCAGCGCGTCGCAGAAGGCATCGTGACCGGCGTGAGCGTCGGCGACGCGGTCAAGGGCTGGCGCGAGACTGCGGAAGACGGCCAACGTGTGAAACGCCCGACCTCCTGGTCGCTGCGCGAGATCAGCCTCACCCCCAATCCGTCGGACCCCAATGCGCGCGTCCGATCCAAGAAAGCCCCCGACGCCACGCCGCGGTCGGGCGGGACCTCTTTGAACAATCGCGGCGCGAATGGATTCCAAATGGAACAGGAAGACCAAACCCTCGACCGCGCCGAGATTCAGCGCCGGTCGGCAATCAGGGGCCTCTGCCGCGCGGCGGGCCTCGGCGACACGGAAACCGATAACCTGATCGACACGGGGGCCACCGTAGCAGAAGCCAAGGCGACCCTCTGGGATCACGTGCAGACCCGCTCGGCCAGCCGGCCGACCATCCGCACGGCCACCGCGCAGAACGACGACCCCACCGTCATCGTCCGGCGTCAGGCCGAGGCCGTGGCAACCCGCATGTCGGGCGCGGAGTGCCCGGACGACGCGCGGCAGTATCTCGGGGAGTCCATGCTGGACCTCGCCCGCTCAGCTCTCGAACGGGCGGGCCAGTTGCCGCGCGGCATGACCGCCGACGAGGTGTTCTACCGGGCGGCCCACATCAGGTCCGACTTCCCGCTTGTCGTGTCGAACGCAATGGGGAAGACGTCAGCCCAAGCCTATCAGGCGGCGGAATCGCCGCTCAAGACGCTCTGCCGCCAGCGGGTCCTGCGCGACTTCAAGACCTCCACCTCGATCCGTCTCGGCAGCCTGGGGCGACCGGAGGAATTCGCGGAGTCGGGCGAGATCACCCACACTTCCCGCGCCGAGAACGGCGAGACCATGCGCCTCAAGACCTATGCCCGCGGCCTGACCTTGAGCCGGGGACTTCTGGTCAATGACGACCTCGGTCTCTTGGGCGACATGGTTTCGGAGTTTGCCACGGCTGCCGCGCAGACCGAGGCCGATATTCTGGTCGATCTGGTGATTGGCAACCCGGCCCTCTCAGACGGGACTCCCGTCTTCCACGCCAGCCGGGGTAACCTCGGGTCGCCCGGCGTCCAGATAGGCGGCGCGGGCGATGCCACCGCTTTCGACGCGGCGCGGAAATTCATGCGCACCGTGAAGGGGCTGGACGGCCAGACCATCATCTCGGCGACGCCGAAATACCCTCTGGTCAGCCCGGAGTCGGAGACGGCGGCGGAGAAATTCCTCGCCCACATCTACGCCACCACGACCGGCGACGTGAACGCCTGGGCCGGGTAGCTGTCGCTTCTGGTCGAACCGCGGATCGAGGACGACCGTTGGATGATCTTCGCTGACCCGGCCCGTCTGCCGTGCCTGCAATACGGCTATCTGGCGTCCGCGCAGGGCGTCCAGATTCAGCGGGCCGAGGCGTAAAACACGCTGGGCATGAAATTCCGGGCCTTCCTCGACTTTGGCGCGCGCTGGGTCGATTGGCGTGGGGCCTTCCTCAACGAGTGTGGGGCGTGACCCTGGCCGATCAACTGACCGAGGCGCGGGCGGCTTACCACCGCCTGCAACTCGGCGAGGCGGCCGTGACGTTCGTGGACCAGAACGGCGAGCGGGTCGAGTTTCGGCCCACGCCCGCCCCCAAGCTGGCCGCCTATATCGCGGACCTAGAACGGCAACTGGCCAGGCGCAGCCGCCCGGCATCCCTCAAAGTCACAACCTCGAAAGGACTCCAGACATGAAGAACTTCGTTCAACCCGGCAACAACATCACAGTTGCCGCCCCCGCCGCCGTCGCTTCGGGCGAAGGCGTCCGGATCGTCGACCTGTTCGGCGTGGCCAATGGCGACGCCGCCATCGGGGCCGATCTAGTCCTGTCCACGGTCGGGGTCTTCACCTTGCCCAAGGCGACCACCGATGCCGTCACCGTGGGCGCGTCCCTGTATTGGGACTCCGTCGCCAGGGACCTGACCGTTACGGCCACCGACAACGTGTTTGTCGGCCATGCCGTCGCCGCCAAGGGCAACCCCTCGGCGACCGTGGCCGTGCGCCTGTCGGTGTAACCATGGGGCGTCGAGCTGCATCCTTCACGGCCAGCGACGTGGCCCGTGCCGTCAAAGCGACGGTCGCGGCGGGTCTCGACGTGGACCGCGTAGAGGTGCAGCCTGACGGGGCTGTTGCCGTCATCTCCAAAGGGCAGGAAGCCCGGGGCAATATCGGCCTGTCACCTCTCGACCAATGGAGGGCAAAGAAGCATGCGCGTCCGGCTAAAAGGTCTTAATCGCGTCACCAAGCGATTGGCTGACGGGTCTCAGGCGACCTACTATTATGCGTGGAATGGCGGCCCCCGGCTGCCCGGCAAGCCCGGCGACCCGGAGTTTGCCGCCGCTTATGCCGATGCCCACGCGGCGCTGGCTGCTATGCCGGAAGGCGTACTGCAACCGGTCTTCGAAGCCTATCTGGCGTCTCCGAAATACACCGACCTTGCGCCGATGACCCGCAAGGACGACGTCAAGCACGTCCGCAAGATCGCGGCCGAGTATTCCGATTTCCCTGTTGCCGCTCTAGGCTCTGTCTGCATTCAGGGGATTCCCTTGTGAAGAACGCTCACGCTGAGATGCACATCTCAAGAGGCTCTGATGCTGCGCAGGAAAGGGGCGAGATTGCAGGCGCGGACACTGGACGCCCCAAAAACGTTGCAGACGACAATGCTTTTCAGCCCGCAACTGCCGCCGACCTGGGCCAGCGCCGCCTTGACGTCGGTTAATCGCCACAAGATGGAATTTTTGTTGGGACAGCGATTGGTGAGCGCCGCTTTTCTCAACAATTCCAGACGTTTGCGCTGAAATAATGGTAGCGGAGGAGGGACTCGAACCCCCGACACGCGGATTATGATTCCGCTGCTCTAACCAACTGAGCTACTCCGCCGAAGCCAGCGAGGGGTTAAGACAGCCGCCGATGTCCGTCAACCTCAAAAACAGCGTCACGGCTCGGGCGGGCGGGCGGCGGTCAGCTCGACTTCGACCTTGAATTCGGGGCGGGTAAATCCGGACACGATGACCAGGGTGGAGGCTGGGAGGCGCGTCATGCCCGCGCACCATGCATCGCGTGCGGCCATGTAGCCCGCCATGT